GCGTGTTGAATTTGAGAGCCTACGCCGCTTTTATCGTAGATTTATTCAGGACTTACCGGCCGCCTAGCCTGACCTCGAGCACGATGGATATCACTTGGGATCCGTCCAGCGTAGTCTCCTTTACAGACCCCTGCAGTTCCCCGCAGGGTGGGAGTTGAACCCATTTGCCTTTTACTGCTCAGTACCTTCGAAGAATACTGAACAGCGTGACTTCACTTGCTGACACTCTCAAAACTTGGCGGTCCTAGGGGGTAACGATCCCCACTCTTACGGCGTGACAAGCCGTCGTGCGTCCATGAACACTTTAGGACCAAAAATTGGTGGAGACGGATGGATTCGAACCACCGCGCTTTTTAGGGGCGAGATTTACAGTCTCGTGCAATCAACCACTCTGCCACGTCTCCAAAAAAGAGTAAGGGCAAGGTTGCAGAGCCTAGTGTCCCATTACTGGGAGAAGTGCTCAGGCGATATGCCCTTACAAAATATACTTTACAGATAAAGTTGTATAAGACCACTTCTATCTATAACTCTGTTGTTTTTTTCTGCCCAATAATCCCACTCTTTGTCGCGGTAAAAATCAAAGAACTTATCAGCCGCTGTTTCTGACGGAAAGTCCATCCAGCGGGCATGCACTAGACCGTTGAAGTTGGGATTCAAACCTGGCTGTTTCAAGGCACCCCATGTTTCGTACTGCCAACGATCAAACTCTTCCAATTCATCATCGTCGGGAAGATATTTAGATTCTGGACGTATTTCATTCACCCAATGATGATAGCAATGACGGGAGATTACTTCCAATCGCTCATCCTCATACAGATCTATGCGCCAAACTGAATATTGCATACTGACTCCTGTTGAACAAAAATGGTACACGATACGGGAATCGAACCCGTCTTACCAACGTGAAAGGCTGGTGTCCTAAACCGATAGACGAATCGTGCCGGCTATATGAAAACACACTTCAGATACTGTACTAAACAGAAACTATCCAACACGGCCTATGCCGCTGAAGCGTGTTTACATATAGGGCCTTGCACTCGACAAGGCCTATATGACATATATCTTTTTAACGAACCTCTCAACTAGTCTCGATCGACTGTGCTGTTTTCTAACTAGTCTCTAGTATAACACTTCTGCCATTATTGGTCTAGCACAAAAAGAAAAACCCGCCTAGAAAGCGGGTTTTTGCTTGAATAGTACTTTTGTATTAGGTACCACTGCTCCCGCTGAGTATAATGTAGGCCAGCGCCTCACGATAATCATGTGAGGGTATCTCAAAGGACAGTTGGGCGTTTTGCTTAATCATAGTGTATTATATATGACAGTGACTGAAAAGTCAACAGTTTTCTGGTATTATTTGTCCAATTTGTCACAAAGTGTGATTGTGTATTATTTTAACACCATTATGATGTAAGCCACGGTGGCCGCTAAAACAGCACTGCCTAACACTGCTGATAGTAAAAGTATTGCGATTTCCATTGTTGTTCCTTGTGTGTAGTATATATTATTATTGCATCAGTGTCAAGACTTTTTCCCCAGCACCTTGCCAATTCGATCCAGCACCAAGTCCACCACAGCATTGCTGATCACAACTTCGTAGTGGTTTAGTGGCAGTTCTACCAATTCAAAATCTGTGCGATACTGCATGCTCTCTATGGTCACAACCCCATCATTGGCATCATGTATCCAGGGACTGGCACCACGTGTTGTGACAACCTGTGTCCAATTGGGAGGTGCTGGTAGTTTTTTTGCGTCAGCCATGGGACGACTCATTGGTCCAATGTCTTTCATCAATCTGTTAAACGGCAGGAAGTAACGTGCAAAGTCTGCTTGTCGGCTACCGCCATAGGGTGTGCTCAAGCTCACACCACCCACAGTTGTGTCTTTGTAATAATTGGCCAAGTGCAAGGCATAGATACCGCCCAGGCTGTGACTCACAAAGAACAGTCGATCCTCGTCATCCAGTTGCCCTTTCATTGCAGCCAGGTTGTGGTCAAAGCCATCCTCACTGTTGTACTCCAATGCAGTGTCGGGCTCTTCGGTGTGATCTCGCACAAACTGTCTGATGTGTGTGAAACTTTCTGCTGTGGCTGACGCACCGTGTATGTAAACTATCATTTAGATATTTACCGTGTGCGCAGGGTCAAGTGTGTAGTGTACGATATTTCAGCAGCACTGCCTGACGTATCAAAAACAACTGCCACTCAATGTCGGGAGTTACATCACCTTCAGGATCGTCAGGTGTGCTGTCAGCACGAACACGTCCGTAATCTTCTCGTCTGGGACCGGTTATTTTGGCATCGTCATCGATGTCAAGTTCGTCGTTTTGTTCCCAGTGGCTGTTGAGGTAAGCTGCTTTAAAAGGATTACTGCGGAAGATTTTTGGTCGGGGGATCTTGGTGAATTTCACAAGGGCCGGTACGTTTTTGGTCACAGTCGGCGCTGACCATGCGGTAGTCTTCGGGTGGCTCCCATGCCCATTTGCCAGGCTTGCTGTCGACCAGATCGTCAAAATTATTCCAATAGTCAAACTTTTCATTTCTAGTCCTCATTAACATGATTGATAACCCTGCCTTGTACATATACAACGCCTTGACCCAGCAAAGGGTTGACAACAATGGACAAGAAAATAGGCTCCGGAGAGCCTATTTGGTGGTTTCTGTTGCTAGGCATATCCTGCCCCGGTTAGCCTTCTCAGGCCACCATTAGAAACTGTTCGTCGTTTGCATTTACGTTTTTTGCTTCTACGACCGGGTCTCCCCAATCCTACGGGTTCTGCTTTCCCGTGCTGTCCACTCTGTTACTTGTCGCCCTGTCGATACTATTCAGGCCCATCAAAAAGACTCGTGTTCTCCGTTTACAAAATCAACAGTATAAAGAGCGGCATCTTCCATATCGGTAAATGCTTCTTTTAACCAACTAACAATTTTGTGAAACATACAATTCCTTATGGTGGACCTGGGGGAGAACTGCCCTCCCCGTCCAGAACACCGTTCTCTCGGCTTCATACAGCAATAACTTACAGTATATATTTATTTGATGTGGTTGTCAATGACCTGTTACACCAATTTATTGTGCTCGGGGTTTGGTGCGTTGGTGTTCGGCCCACAATCGTTTCACAAATGCCATGGTTCTGGGATCCGTTGCTGGCAGGGTGCTTTTGGTGTAGTAGGCCAAACCTGAATCTTCCCAACCACCGTGTTTTTGGATGGTCACTGTGTTGCGTGGTAGTTGCATCTTAGAGAATACTTCAACTTCTTGTAGATGTTGCGGAACAACCAACATGGAAAAGAAGCTGTCTGCAGGTGCTCGGGCAATCAGTTTGCGCTGATAGTCTGTCAGTGCCTTGTTGGCCAACACAGATCTTGTGGCATCGCCGCCTCCGGTCACTGCCACACTGTTGTTGGCAATGGCACTATAACCATCCATGGCGTCCAGGGCAAGATTCAATGGTGTTCTTTTCTTGCCAAGTCGCATGACATCCAGTTGTATCACTGGCATGCCTTGGGTACGTATAGTCTGTAACATTGTGGGCACTGTGCTTGGTGAAGCAGCAGGGCTGGTGCCGGCCAATTTGGCCAACTTGGTTTGATATTCCTGTGCATACAGTGTGGGATCAGAGGCAATGATCATGGCACGAATAAAACGTCCCACCACATTGAAAACGCTGGTGTAATTTTGCAAGTAGTCGCCGCCGGCATGCCGGAAACTGATGTATTTGCCGTTGTCGCTGATTGATGCTGTGTGAGCACCTGTGGCAGCTTGTGCAATTCGTTGCAGTGATTTGACGTCCAGGGTTGTTTGTGTTTTTGGTTGTCCCAGTACACCTGGTTTTTTTGCTGTCTTGGTTTTCAACACTGGAGAGCCACTGGCCACCCGCCCGGCAATGGACTGCTGGCTGCTCACTGCATAGTCGTTGTTTTGTCGGCCAAACTGCTGTAGCACATGTTGATCACCAGTAAACACAGCCAGTTTCAACACGTCTAATCGGTCGGGTATGCTGACATTGATGTGCAGGCCAGTGGAACTGTTGGTATACAGGTTCAATTGTGCCGCCATGGCATAAAAACGTTTTAGTGCGTCCACGGCTTGTGCAGCCGGCAGCGGAGGACTTACTATCTCTGCCGTGGCATCGTAGTCGTTGTTGGGATCTAAACTACCATCAGGTTCGATGTACCAGTCAGTGAGATTTTTACCACGTTGGTGATATCTTTGAAATATGTGTACCGGTGCACCCATGGTTTGCTCAATCATGGGTTTTAAGAACTCAGCAGCCCGTTGGTATTCAGGATCTTGATCATACTCATCGTCTTTATACACTGACAAGTCCAACAGATCATAGGCCTGATTGGCATCATAATCAAACAACTGGTTGAAATTCTGTTCAATGGATTTCAATGGCTGGCCCAGTGCATATTCCAGCAGACCAGGCCAATCTTGGCGACTGGCATCCATCAATGCTCGTCCTGCACGTTCTGCGGCATTGCCATTGTTGTTGGTGTAAACTATTCGTCCCATGCGTTCAGCAAAATTTCTTTGCATGACGCGATCATAACCAGGATCAGTTTTCTTCAGCCCCTGCGCTTTGGCCAGGTTTTTGGCATCTTGCATGGCACGATCACGGTATTTTGCCCGTTGTTTTTCAGGAATTTGATTGTACAACTGTTGAAGTTGGTTCACAAATTCATCTTGATAACTGCTGTATGCTTCAGCCATGGTGGCAAAATTGCCAACCGGTTGTCGCAAACGAAACACCTGATCCCAGGCTTCAGGTGTGACTTGCTGGAAATAGATATCACTTAACACATTGTATGACCGTAACATTTCAGCAACTTGATCTTTGGTATGTGCTGTGTTTTTGCTTTGAGCAAATGTGGACTGGGGTATACCCACCTCAAATTCAAATCCTACCAACACGCCCCGGGCTTGCCCTTGCTCAATGGCCTGGGCAAACTCAGCAGGATTCATGGCTGCTTCGTCAACGGGGTGGAATTCGCTAAATCTCATAAGATTATTTAGCTGTTGCGCAGTGAGCCTGAGTTATGATAATTCCAATTTAGTAACAATTTTTGTACTGCAACCGGTGAATTTATATATACAGGCATGAGTTACACTATACAAGATCTTCTGAAATCTAAATCTCGAATTTGGTACGATGACACCACAGGTTGGGTTAAATTTTCAGACGTAGTCAAACAAGCCAAACAAGCATTTGCTGGACATGCACAAATTGTATGTGTGGCAACAACACCATACCAGGCATTTTTTGAATGGGTGGGTGCGCTATCAAATGACATTCCATTTTATCAATGGGCACGACCTGGCGAGTGCCAACTGGAGCCTGATATTCACGGGTTTACCAGCATAGCCTATACCAGTGGTACCACTGGCTATCCCAAAAGAGTTGTTACAAAATTTGAAACATTCCTTGAAGGTGCCAACAGCATGCTGGAACATGCAATTACTTCAGAGTGCCATGGTGCAATATATTGTCCAGTTCCTTGGTCCACAAACAACATCATGAGTATTTTTTGGATGCCTGCACTGATCAGTGACCAAGACTTGGTTCTTGCAAAATTCAACCCATACAGCTGGGTGCATGATATGGAAACACTGGGGGTTGGTTGGACTTTTATTTTGCCATCGATGCAACGAGTGCTCAACAAACTCAAAGATTTTCAAAACATCAAACAATTCAAAACCTTGTCAAGAATAGGCATGGGAGCCAATATCATTGATCCAGGTTCGTTTGATATTTGGCGCGGCAAAAATGTCACACCCGGTACCATGTTTGGATCTACAGAAGTCCCGGCACTGGCAGCGTTTGGAGCAGAAGAAAATTGGTTTGATATCTGTCCCAAACACATACAACGGATGATTGACGACGACAACATACTGCATCTCAAATGGGATTCACAATGTGAATTTTGGAAAAGCAACGACATTGTCAGCACCAACAGTCAAGGTCATTGGAAAATTGTAGGTCGATCAACCACACAGTTCAAATACAAAGATGTGTTGATTTCTCCAGAGCAACAAGAAACTCTTGCTAGAGTGGTGCCAGGAGTTGATAATCTTGGGCTTGCCATGATTGATGAAAAATTGATTATGTTTTATGAGGGCCAAAAAGGTCTAGAATCTAAAATTCAAGCAGCCATTGCTCCATATGTGACATCCTTGGTAGTGCCCAAGGTACAGCAGGTTTCAAAAATTCCATTGAATTCACTGGGCAAAATCAGCAGAGATCAATTGAAAAATTTACAAATCACGTAAATTTATTCAACGTCAGGGTACTCAGACACACGCCATCCCAGCAGTGCCAAATCTGCGGCAATTTCGTCAGTGACGTTGCCTTCGCCAACAAATTTGCTGTCAGTTTTGTCACCAATGCCTGAGCAGTACCAGTCCATGTAGTCTTCGCCTGCATCCCTTAGATCAGCCACAAGCCCGCCAGCATAACGCCAACTGCATGACCAGTGGGCATCTTTCAACACCAACCAAACATCTTGCTTTTGGAATGTGTTGTTGCACATGGCAGCATACAGGTTTTGTGCATAGTCATCACTGCCACGTACCTTGCTCAAGAACCAGTCTGCCTGGCCCATGTCGTATTCCATGTTGTTGACTTTGAACTCAGGATGTTCACGACGTTCAGCCTCCGCCCGGGCCCATTGGCCACGTAGGTCATCAAAGAAGTCATCTTCAGTGCCTTCGCTCTCATGCTGTGGTTCAATCTTGGGGTCGCTCATAGTTGTTCCTTTGGTACTTATTGGTACGGGTGGAGAGACTCGAACTCTCACGCCTTAGCGTCTGGGCTTAAACCAGGTGTGTCTACCAATTCCACCACACCCGCACTGTTGTATTTACTGGTCCGGCGTGCAGGAATCGAACCCACATTCTGGAGGTAGAAGCTCCATGTACTATCCATTGTACTAACGCCAGAATTGGTGGGCCCACGTGGGATCGAACCACGACTCAAGGGATTATGAGTCCCTTGCTTTACCATTAAGCTATAGGCCCAGTTATTTTATTGTAACAGGAAATTTATTTATTGTCAAGAAAATGCTGCCCAGGTGCATGCCTTGATGAACAACAACACAGATCCTGCAAACATGGCCAAGATCATGTAATCTAACATTCTAAGTCCTGGTCCAGGTGGCTGTGGACCGTGTTGTTCTGCCCAACTGCGGCCGATGGGTTTTACTTTTGCCGCACCCAAATGCAAGTCCTGTGCTGGCACTGCCTTAGGGACCAGGTCATCTGACCACTCGGGCAAATCAATGTCATCATCTTTTTTCATCGCTTCAACATCTCCCAGACTTTTTTCTTGTCCACAATGTCAATCAATTGCCGGACTTCGCGCTCACGCACTTCGTATTCCACAAATTCCCAGTCATCCAGTTGTCGTCGATACCATTCATTCTGACTGTTCATGTGTTGGGTAACAATAGCCCTGAGTTTGCCCAGGGTGTCATACACTTTGCCTGAGCCATTCCATGTGCCATCGCTTTTGCGAAACTGGGTTGGGTCAAACTTGTTGCGTATTTTGTAGTAGATCATATGTCAATGCCCAGGGTGGCAGGTGCGTGATCCAAAATATCAACGCCATCCTCACGATAGAAATACGCATCCGAGTCTGTGATTGTGATGCTCAAATCACTGTGCGCCAAATCATAGTCCACAAAATTGTGATCAGCATCGTACACACGGAAATAATATTCACCGTTGATGCCGCGTATTAGGCATCCTTCAACACCTGTAGCTTTTGTCACTGTCATTGTTCATCCTCGCACACAAGGTCAGTGTCAATCAGCACATGGCCAAACTCAAGTTGTCCTTTGTGCGAGCCAGTCTCAAACGGTTCAGCAAACTCTTGCACCGCACCCAAGTCCAAGATGTTGTCATACTTGTGGGCACGAATGTCTGACATTAGTATGCAACCAATACTTCCTGCGTCCACCGAATATGTGTGCCCGTATTGATCATAGTATTCACCGTCACCCCAGCGGGTGCTGTAGATGGCAAATCTGCGTCCATCGGACAACTCAAATTCACCATCAATGCAGTTGTTGCCTTGGATGGTGATTGCACAAAATTCATCCCACTCGTCGCTATCCATAACGTAGCACAAGTCACCAATGTAGTACTTTCCTGCGGGCATCATACTGCAATCTCCCGATCAAATTCACAGCCAACATCGACCCACAATTCAGGGTTCATCATGTCGTTATGGTAGTCACAGATTTCCTGTGCTTGTTCAAGTACAAAACACCGGTCCACTGTCTTACCAACTCGCGCACCTTCCGCTGTGTCAGTCCAACGCACCACATCCCAACGATGCATTTTGTCATTCCATTCAACTGTGAATTTCATCATGCTGCCTTTCTAAAATAACCGTAGGGCAAGCCCTGGGTGAAAGCGAAATACTCCGAGTCGCCATTGGCGTGCTCAGCATCCATGAGCCAGGCAATCACACGCTCACGGTTGGCACCAGTGTGCATGAGGCTGGCTACACGGGCTTCGAACTTGACAACAGCTTCAGCTTCGGCCGTCTTGCGGTCAGCCTCTTCACGCTGGATCACAGAGCCCAAGCTGGCAAACTCCTGTTCGAAGTCTGCAAGGGTCCAGCTGGCAGTGTCAACACCACGGGGACGATAGCCATATGCGTCCTTGTACATGTCCCAATAGGTGCATTGGGCTTGCTCAAGATCAGTCATGTCTTCCCAACTTTTAAACTGTTCCATTGCTGACTCCTTTTTGCTCGGTATGTGACTATTATAACAGTTTGTGAATTATTGTGCAACCGATTTCACACGCACATCAGTGTTCAACGCAGGTGTATACTTTTGTATTAACTCGCGTTCTAACTTGTGTGCAACATCTTTGCCACGCACCGTGTCCACGATTGCATAGTTCACAGCGGCTTCGCCTGCGGCGCGGATTGCGTTGTACAGGTTCCAGCTCTTGTCTTCAGTTCGGCTCCGGTAGATGTGCTTGTTCACACGGCTACGAAGCGACATGTTTATGGTGCGCTGAGTTTTGGCGGTAATACCAATGTAGTACTCCAATCCAATCTGGATCATGTACACAATGTGGGTTCTGTCAGTGCGTTTCTTTCTCATCATGTGTGTATTATAGCATTTTGGACATTTCCGGTCAACCAAAATATACTAGTAAGAAAGTATTACTTTTTGTGTACTACTTGAGTATTACCACGCTAGTAAGTCAAACTGTTGATAAACTGTTGCATGTTGCCATGCAGTGCTGCCATCATGGCTTCGCGGCTGCCGAACATCACTATCTTGTTGAGCTTGCGATTATTGACCATGTAATAGGGACAGGTCATGTGTCGGTCCATGGCCAGCAAGTTCTTGGGAGTCAATAACTTCTCCGGCAGTTCAAATGTGTAACTGTCTAGTTCCAACAAGTTCTCAAACACATAGAAGCCTTGGTATGTGAGTCTCAATCCACCGTCCTCCTGAATGTTTTGCCACCATGAACGCATGGCTTCATCCAAGGTGGGGGCATCAGGATAACGTGTTATCAGTTCTCGAGTGAGAGTGAGTTTATTGAGCATTGGGATAGATTTTATCCCCTTGCGTCAACAGCACAACACTGAATTTGTCTGTTCTAAATTGTGTGTTGAGTTTGCGAGCCAAATTGATAGCGTGTCCGGGGTTGGAGAACGATACCTTTTTGTACTTGGGTCCAGGAAACTGTGTGAGCAAGTTGCTGGTCTTTAAATTGATGGGCTTGGAGTCAAAAAACACTGCCCATACACCTTCAGCAGCCAGCACTTGTTCTGTCTTGTAGGTTTGTTTGTTAGTGTGCTCAATCAGCACTATGGGCTTTGGTCTACTCACGTTGATCTCCGCTACTATTTATGCCGTTATCTACGTGCTTTTAAAGCCACCACCAGAGAGTTCTATCTTGACTATTTCATTTGACTGCTGAATTTGTTGCTGTAAGTTCTGCATAGATAACAATAGTTTGGTTATATCACTATGCAAATCCTTGGCATCACGCATGCTCATTGTGAAATCTCGTTGTCCACGTGCTTCGTGTGCTTTGATAGAGTCTACAAAACGATTTATGTGCAGGCTCATGGTCTAAACTCCATGTGCGGAGCAATATCGTTGTCAAAGATCTGTGCCATTTGATTCCATAAAAATTTGCGTTCAGCATCAGTCATGCCTGCCACTTCAGGAAATGCCCACCCGCCAGGATCTGCATGTTTGGTCAAACCATAATCATGCCGCCAGGTATAGCACATTGAGGTAATAATTTCTTCGCGTGTTTTCATTTTCTAGTCAGGAATGGTGACAATACTGGTGGATGCCAACCTGTGGGCTTGAGTACCTTGCCATCTTCACGCTTGCGCACCTTGCCTGTTTCTCGATCGATCTTGGCAAAGTTTGTGGCCATGACTTCTTTCCATGCACCTTCAGCATCAAATCCTGCTGAGTGAATAGCACCAATTGTCACAACCAAGATATCAATCAATGCATCCAACATTTCTTCACGATCGTCTTCATTGTTGGCCACAAACAGTTCATTGTATTCTTCTTTGATAAGATTTAGATACAGTGTAAATTGTTCGTTGTTGAATTCGCCTACGGTTTGATCGCAGGCCCGCATAAACTTCTCTTGATCACGAAAGGGATTTGTCACGTGCTGCCTCCTGGGTATGAAATGGACCTTGATATTGGTAACGTTCCAACACAATCAACTTTGGGTTGCGAATCAGTTTCCAACTACGATGTTGTTTCACAGCATACCAACCTGCGGCATACCATGACTTGGATTTGTTTTCTTTTGTAAACAGTGGTAGTCGATGTTTGACATCCCACATGGGGTTGAATGCTCGGCATCCTGTTTCGTATCCATGCACTTGATCCAGCGCAGGCTTTGTGGTCTTTTCAGGCGGGGAGAATTCAATGTTGGCTTTTTTGCGAACCATGGGAATGGTTTTGAATTTGCCAACTTGGTCATTGATGCGCACAGTGTAACCATCACCTTCGGCTTCTACCACACCAACCTTGCGATTGTCCTGCTTGAGGATCCAATACTTTTTATCCACTATGGGCTTTGCTTCGATCATCCAATACTCCTTTGTATGTTTCGTTTAACCAGCGACCTATGGCATCTGCATAGTCACTGAGTTTGGTGAGCTCGTACTTGCCACAGAATCGCATGAAGTGGACGCCCACCATGCCCACATCTCTATGGCTAATTTGCTCACGTATGGCTTCGTCTACTACAGCTTTGATCGCATCGGGCTGTGCAGTGAGATCAATTAGTGTACGATTGCGTTCATAGTCGTCTAACACCTTGCGTTCCACTTGTTCATGGTCCATCCAACGTTGCAACATGAGATTGTTCCACGCATAGCCGCGTCGATCACGATCTTCAAATGCTTCTGTGAGTCCAACTTGATTCTTTGTGCCTTTTACTCTCACACCTGGGTACGCAGAGAACACATTGTCACCAGGATCGCCACGCATGCACTTCAAGAACAACACCCACTGTTGATAATCCACAGGTGGCACAAAGTTGGCATCGGGTTTGCCAACCTTGATCTTTGAGTTGCTTTCGATAGAGAATGCCAAGTTTTTGCCTTTTGCGTCTGTGACACCCGTGGTACTAAACAAGTGATCGTTGATGCCATTGTACAATTTTACATTGGGTGCAATCAACTGAACGAAGTCAGAATCTGAGCTAACAATAACGTGCTCGTCTTGGGGGTGTAGTGCAATCCAACGTGCAATGACATCGTCTGCTTCTGCTGTGGCACAACGAACAACACTACAGTTGGTTTTTGTAGACAAGTATTTAGTCAGCTCATCATAGGTTTCCCAGAACAGCTTGTCCTCTTCTGCTTCTGACTCGCTCATTTGCCCACGTGCCACTGCGCGGTTTGCTTTGTAGGGCTTGTAGTAGTCTTTGCGCCAGCTACGGCCCTCCAGTGCGAATACCACATGATCAGCGCCCAAATCACGTGCTACCTTGTTTGCACTCATCAATGTAAGGTGCAGAGCAAAGCCCAGCTTGGTCCATGTGTCTGCCGCACGATGTGCTTGGTGCCGCGCACGGAAAAACATGTTGGAAGTGTCAATTAGTAAGTATCGCATCAGCAGGTACCAGGTTGTTTTGCTTGATGTATTGTAACACATGTTCGGCCCAAAAGCTATGGGCATCTGCACCAAAATGCCAACTCTGTGGGTTTACTGTTGAAAATCCTGCTGTTTTGAGCAAATTGCTGTAGGTCATTTGGGAATTGTATGGATCCATGTAACCGTTGTTCCAATCTGGATGCCATGGTACAGATGCAAAATGGTTGTTGCCGTTGAAGAACACGTGCCGAATGTTTTTGGCTATTAATTCTCGATGAAATTGCCAAATATCTCTGTGTGCCTGCTCAGCACAACGTTCCCAATTTATACTGGCAACAAACTGTTTGTAACGTTCTTGCAGTGCCCGGGGCACATGATCTATACCAGATGCGTTGACCTGCCAATACTGACCTTCATAAGGCCACTCTTCTCGTTCCCAGGTCGACCACTGTATGACCATGACAGTACGGTCCAACCGATTGTAGTTTTTGCGTATCCAATCACGTGTGGTGCGCATGATTCTGGCGTTGCTGGCAGCTGACTCTGCATCGCAGTAGAATTCAGCATTGATCAGTTTGGCCAATTGCTGTCCCCAACTTACAGCCAAATTAGCAGGGTGGGGTCGTCTCCCCAACATGTACAAGTCACCATCGTCTTCGGCAAAACAATATGGGTTTACTGCTTCGGCTGCCGCAGTATGACTATCACCGTTTACATACAATATCATCGTGGGCTGGGACCACCTGTGTCATCTGCACCCACTGGTTCCCAGGCTTCCAGTTTCTTTTTCAAGTCTTCAGCCTGGGCCACACGTTGGCGTAATTCACTGCTACTAAAACTGTGGTCGCGACCATTAAAGAACAATTCAATACCGCGCTTGTGGCAGATTTCACGGCCGGTGAATTCTCGACCTTCATACTCTACACCAAGTATGCGCACGTCAATAGGTAACACCAACAGCAAGTCTTCTAGATCTTTTTCAGTGTTGTACACCCAGACTTCGTCCACATACTTGCAACCTATGAGTTGCAGTTGTCGTTCCACAATGCTCTGTACTGGGCGATTCTTGTTGGGACGATCCAGGGTGGGGTCGTTTTGCAATGCGCAAATCAAGTAGTCGCATTCTTCTCGGGCTTCACGCAACATGGCAATATGGCCAGCATGTAACAAATCAAATGTGCTGGCAGTAAAGCCCACACGTCTTCCATCCATCATGATTGTGTTTCCTTGTGTGCAGGATTGGGTATGTCTAATTCAAATATGTGATACTGTGGCTTTACTGCATCAGTGTTCTTCAACAGTTCCATGGTACGATTGTGTTCGGCTTCGGTCAAGGAGCTGTAGAATCCCACACCCCAGGTCAGGGTAGAAGCAGCGCCAGTATTGCTCAAATAAGCACCGCTTTGTTTGACCAGTTGATATATCTTGATTGTCTTAGGAGGTGCTATGGGTTCCATTATCTCACCTCACTGCGCCCATCGCCAAGATCTCTGGTGTGAACATAACCACTTGCTGAGTTGCGCATGGCTTGGTCCTGTTCCCATGTTTCCATAACCACGTGTCTGCACACATTCTGGAACCACCGATCCACAATGTCCGAGTCTGCGTCTGTGGGCTTCATCATGTAGCCAGCCTTGACCAGTCGAGCAATGAATATCTCATTCCAGTCTAGTTCAAATGCGCCTTGATGTAGGTTGTTGGGATCAATGTCCATGGTCACAATGGCCACATAGGGTTCGCCCTTTTCTGTGGCCTTCTGCTTGGCAGTTTTTTCAGGTGCCCGGGGCACACGCACAACCTTTTCCTCTTTGGCCACAGGTTCTGGTTTCTTTTTAAATCGATCAAACCATCCCATCATTTACCCCATCCATTGCCCCAAAGATCAACGTGTAATCTGGGACTGTACCAGTATCCACGCTTAAGTGCTTCGTCAGCAACATTGATTCTGTTGCCATCGTACACACTCACCACACCGCCCACAGGCATCACAAACACAGGACCACCAAACTCACGCAGTCTATATTCATCCACTGCGCGATCCAGTTCGTCAAAGTCTTCAATCTTTTCCACCACAAACTTGAGATAAGTTACACCGTGTGTCTCATAGTCCCAGACCACGTCGGGTTTGATGGCATCTGCCCATGACTCACCTGACACTGAAAGTTTGGGACTGACACTAAATGTGATCTCACCAAACCAGTTGCGCAAGTAATCTCTAAACTCTCGTGTTAGATCTTGTGTGCCGTTGGTTTCAAATGTGATGTGTCGCAAACCACGTTCGTGTAGCACATCCAACAGTTCTGGATAGGCACGTTGCCAGCCCAGCAAGGGCTCACCCCCTGTGATCACAAGATGCACAGGATTGCCATTGGGTTGCAGCCAGTTGCCGTTGGGTAACAGTGCTGTTATTTTATCCACTAATTGTTCCACTGTGTATGTGGGACTCAAGTGTTTGAAGTCTGGATGCCATGACGCATAACTGTCACAACCTGTGTTCACTAGTGGCAGTTCTTCAAATGTTCGGTACAACTCCACTGTCTTGGCCACTTCATCTGCTTCTGTGCTTTTTTCGCCAGGTTTGCAACCAAACCCTGAACAGGTGAAGTTGCAACCAAACATGCGCAAAAATACTGAAGGCACGCCAACATAGCGCCCTTCACCTTGTGCTGAATAAAATAATTCTGATACTTTGAGTTTCATGTATTTCCTATAGTCTGTTGACTCGGGACATGCCCGAGCGTCTTGGATCTTTATTTAGATTGATACTTTGTTCATGCATTTTAACACGAGTTTCTGCTTTTGTCACCCAACCTGGTAATACTGCATCCAAATAGGCCAAATGCTCTTCAGGACTAGGATGATAATCACCGTTACGATTTGGCCAACCAGTTTCGGCAAACAATGTATTATAGTAACTTGGCAAGATGCTATCTAATACATCACTGTATAATCGTACGGCATCTCTGTGCAAACTGACATGATCATCTGCAGTAGGTCTAGCCACGAGTTCTACCATGCTGAGAAAGCGCCAGGTCAAACCCGGGCGATTTTCCAACAGTGTTTTTACTGCCTTGATGTACGCCAGGTCTCTTATCAAATATCCTCGCTCGTCGTAATGATCTTTGAGATATTCGGGTTCATAGATAGGACAATTAAACACATTGCCCAGAGTGTGCCAACGACCATCTACATAACGATCGTCTCGATTGAAATCTGTCCAGCATACTACAACAGTATCTTCCGCACCAAAACGTTGCCGCTGATCTGCCTCCATCACTGAGTTAAAGATATAGTGATTGCCACCACCACTTTGTCCCCAGTTTTGAAATTTATCAAATTCAGGGGCAAGGCAATGAGCCCACGTACTCCAGTGATAGTTAGTAAAACTGCACCCAAATGCAAACAGTTGTTTCAATTTTAAAACTCTCCACTAGAAGAAAAAATTTCTGGCTCAGTAACAAATTCTGTAATACTTGGAACATCGTATTCTAATTTAAGATCAGATGCCAACTCTTTCATAAACTTGATTATTTTTTCAGCATCTCTGCTGCCACTCATGTGTACTATGCGTACTCGATCAATTGGTGTGCAGTTCCATAATTCTTGCGAGCGAAGCAAATTTGGTCCAGTCAACCTTGTATCAACACTGACGACTTTGGTACACCTTGGCGACAACAGTGCATATTGTAAGCTGCCCCCAAGATACGATCCAATTTCCAAATAATTATAAACGCCAAGACTTGATGCAAGTCCATGCATGTGCTGTAATATTTGATGATCTGCTGGTCGTAACTGGCTGGGGATGATCATAATTTTTTGGCTTTTACCAACAAGTGCCAACCCAGATATTCTCTCACTGCCTGCCGGTGGGTTTCAGGCATGACTTCAAACCAAGGTTCTAATTCATACCGGCCTGCTTTGTAAGCATCAATATTGTACATGAAACAATGATCTTGACGCAATCGTTCAACCCGCCATGTGGGTTCTAGCAGTTGATGAATTTCATCTTTGGTAAATGCTTGAGCATAAGGACAACCAGCCTGTGCTTCAAACTGATCCAAACCTTTTTGAATCATGGCATACTTCCATGAGTTCTTGGCATACACCATGAAACGAAATTCACCGTTGTTTCCTGTAACTTTGTGAATATTATCAATAATTTTATCAATGCCCGGAAAATGGTGTATCACACCGTAACTGTACACAAGATCAAATTTTCCTAGAGTTGACAGTGCATCAATATCGGATACATCTATGTGGTGAAATTCACCGTCTAATCCAAGCACTTCAAAACGTTGGCGTGCCAGTACAAGACTTTGATCGCTGAGATCAATTCCCACGTACTCGGCCCCGTGCTTGGCAAATTCTTCTGCATCGCTTCCAATGCCACAGCCTATTTCTAGTACACGTTTACCGGCCCATAAATGAAACCCTGCAAATTCGGGAATGTGTGATTCCACTTGATATCGCCGTTGACTAACTTCTCGAAAGTACTCGGGGGTTCCAACTTCGCTACGTCCGTGTTTTATATTGCAAGGCTGGGCGTTCCAGTATTTGCGAATTCTATCTTCAAGATTTTGATGTATCATTGTAAAAATGTGCGTGTGGATTTGTAAATTGTACCATTTGTTTGTTTATGTCATTTTTGGCTAATTTTTCCCAAGGGTCTTGTTGACCAGACATTACATTGGCAAACCAAGTCATGTCTTGGCCTTGTTCATTGCGAAGATATGTGGCAATGATAGCACAATCTCGATGTCTTAATTCCATGCTTTGCTTGCTGTGAAAATCATCAGGATGTTTGGGATTGCCCTCCAGCATGGGACGATTTTGAAATGTTTCATCGTTGTTGTTGCCAGTCAAGTCATGACGGTCATGCAACACATCAACTGGAATTCTTTCCCAAATATCTAACATATATGCTTGTTGACTGAGCCATGCATCACTGATCTGGTGCGGACTCAGATATCCCAACAAATCAAGCCATGCCCTGGGCACAATTGGAAAAATACTGTAAGGATGATCTCGATGAGTATGAAAAGCTAGTAGTTTGAATTCTCCATGGTATTTTATAATTTCTGTGTCCCAGCCCGATGTTTTCATCACAGCATCATCATTCCAAAATACCAACCAGTGCGCATCGCTATTTTTTGCCAAGGTGTTTACATATTCATTGAGACGAATGTAACCCAATGGTTCAAACTTCATAGCAGTATAGTTAATTTTGTTTTCTTTGAGCCAGGGTTGTACAACTTCAGCAAAATGTTTGATGCCAACATCGTCATCCTTGTCAAACCCCAACATGATTTGAACACGTTCAGGTTGATCTGCAAGCTCAATTAAACTTTTAAGACTACGTTCAAGCATTTCTGCTCGGCCACGTGTGGGTAACAAAATTGCAATATTATATTTAGGCGTCATGCAAATAAATCCTCATTCCATTCTCTATGACCTTCTCTAAAAGCCATGTTTGATTGTGTTTCACGTACTTCGACTCTGTAGCACCACAAGCGTTCTGCTTCACCTGGGCCCCACATGTCAGGAATGTACACTCCGTTAACATACTTGTACAGTTGATCAGCAAGTCCTTCGCAGCCTAACTTGGGCAATATAGTTAGCTTGGCAATGTTTCTGCGTTGCATTTCCTGGTAGAACTCCAGTTCAGGATCGTCTTCGGCCACCAACAAGGTGTGATCAAATTGACTTTCCAACACTGACTTGAGTTCTTTGAGTCCGCCATAGTCAGCAGCCCAGTTACGTGTGTCCAGGTTGTCTGTGCCAAAGTAGAACTTCATTGAGAAACTGTAGCCATGAATCAAATTGCAATGGCTGTCTGCCCGCCACTGACGATATGCACATGGAAATGCATCATGGTACTCTTTGGTACTGGTATATTTGTATTGTCTTGCAGACATCCAACGATGCCCTACTTGATTTTGATCTTGTGTCATGGGTGCTCCTTATTTTTCAAAAACTATGCGAATGTTGCCATCCATAAATTCGTCGTAACAATCGAGTATTAAATTATTGACTACTAAAAGTTGGTATGGTAATTTTTTAATCTGTTGGTCAATATATGTTGCAAGTTGGGTAGGGGTTGGCGTTGTTGTGTTAAATATTTCTATTTTTTTAAAATCAGATGTACGATCTATTAAACGAGCAATGTTCATAGCAATGTATCCGCGACCACCAGGCTTTATAATGTTTGCAAATTGTATAATACGATCATAAAAACTAGATATTGAAATAAAATGCAACGCATCAATAGAAAAAGCGCAATCAAAATAATTAGTGTGTCTAACACTAAAATTTTCATTAAAAAATTCTTTTATGTCAGCATAACTGTCATTACTGTCATTACCGTCTATTCCTACTATCCCAGGAATAATGTCTTTAAAAAAATTCATTCCGCACCCAACATCTGCAATAACAGTTGGAGAAATTTCTACAAGATAATTAAGATAATAAAAAGATGCGCACGGAATAATTTTTGTTATTGATACCAATCGAGGAGTGGTTATCTTTAGTATGGTATAGTCATGCGTAAGACACTTACGATAATCGTAAACCTCTTGAGGATATTTACTACTGTATTTATTTCTAAGTTTGGTGATATAATTGGACTCAACAATATTCTTACACTTTTCTACACTATACGGATTTATTTCCAACAACATTTTATTTTTTTCCTACGTTAATTTTAGCATAGGCAGCAGAATTTGTCGAGCGGGGATGATGCCAAGGCCGCTTGGAAAGATATTTATGTGGGCTGTTGATAGCCGCCTGTTTTGTAGTTGGCTTGACCAAAGATAACGCCACGTACACCACCAACGGGGTCAGCACAGTCTCCATGTTGGCGTGGGATCAAATGCACATGCGGATACATCACCGTTTGGCCAGCAGCCTGTCCCATATTGATACCAATGTTAAATGCATCACATTCACCAGCCGCAACCATTCGTTGACCTTCACGCATGGCAGACTCAAAACAGTCTGAGATCACATCATCTGTATTGTATTGCGGTACAAACAACAAGTGTCCACAAGTCACAGGATATCGATCTTCAAACACAGCCACATGAAAGTCTGTAAGACGTTCAACCGCCAAGTCCCAAGGTGCTACACCTGCTGCCAGTGCTTCGTATAATGTTTCGTACCGAATCATTTATTGGGATCTTCTGCTAATCCGCGCCACTGTGCAATACTGTCATCACTCCACTTTTGCCCATCCCACTCGGCATAAACAGGAAATGGCCAGTGTGGAATTTTATTGTCAGACACTATGTAACGACCCTCACGCACAGGATTCACATCAGAAGGAAACCATTCGGTCAACGGTGGTGAAATCTTGTCAAGTTCTGCTGCAGGATCCCATTCTTCTTCGGGCTTGATATTGCCGTCAGCATCCAACACAGAAAACTCTTCTCCAGTGTCTCGGTTCACCAACTTCAGTGGTCCTTGGAACCAGTATTCTGTGTCATCATTGCTCCACCCCAAGGCTTCCATGCCTTCGTACCATTCATTGTCCCAGGCTTCTTGAATTTTTTCACGTTCTTCTTCGCTCACAGAATCAGGAAATTCCCAGTCAGCCCAGCAACCATCATCCAGGCTGTCTAGTTCCCAATCATAATCGGCCAATTCATAGCCGGCGCCTTCATTGCGCAGATCGATGTCTGGCCGTTCATCGCTTTCGCAGTAGAATGTGCCCCAGCGATAGCCTTCGATGCGTTTGATAGTGACACCGTCTTTGTACCACAGTTGTACTTCGATAGCGTTCTTTTTGTATTCAGTTGATAGTTCCCAGACAGCCATGGCAGTTCCTTAAGAGTCCAGTTCCATTGAGTTCCACTCCTTGACCACATCCAGCATTTCTGCTTCTGTGGCACAAAGAACTTTGGCAGTTTTCCAATCGTTTTCTTTGTCTCGTCCACCCACTTCCACCATGAAGCCGTTGTCATAACGGTTCACTGTGATTGATTCATTTACTTTGTCCAGTTTGTTTAGTTTCTTTGCCATTGCTCTCTCCTTAAGTTAGTTCTACTACCCGATATTGGCTTGCAGGATAATGTTCCTGCAACCACTCCAACAGCCCTGGTTCCCAAGGCAGTCGGATTTCGCCTGTGATGTTTGTGATATACATTATCGTGGTGCAAACTCTTGTTGCAGTTTAATATTGTCCATAAACTCTTTTTTCACACTGTCGTCGTCTTTGAAAGCGCCACGCAATACTGTGGTCTGTGTTAGACTTGAATGTGCCATGATGCCGCGATTCTCACAGCACCCATGTGTGGCCTGAATGTACACGCCCACATCCTTAGACGCAGTTGCAGCCATGATCTCGTTGGCAATGTCTATGCACAGTTCTTCCTGCAAAGTACCGCGCCTAGCGCACCACTGAGCAATACGAGTATACTTAGACAAACCAATAAGTTTTTGTGCAGCGATAATTCCGATGTAGGCAACACCACTAACAGGCTGATGATGATGACTGCACATACTACGTAACTCGCTACGCACCACCAACATGCCTTCATAACGATCTGCTGAATCATTAGGGAATGCTGTTGCTTCTGGTGGGGGTTCATATCTACCTGCCATTATTTCGTTGTAGTACATCTTGGCCAAGCGTTGGGCTGTGCCTTTACTATTTGGATCGTTTTCTCTATCAATCAGCAATGCATCCAACACTTTTTCAAATGCCGCTGTTGCTTCGTCGATCAAGGCAGATTTGGTTGCAGGGGTAATGTATTCTGAGATGTTATCTCCAGCCCAAAAACGTCTACCATTTTGGCGCATCTTGTCGCGAATAACCTGCGATAAGTTTTTGCTTGTATCAACGACATCGGCATCGTTGCTTTCATATGCTTTGTTGTATACCATTTTTACTCCAGTGTGTGATTGTACACTATTTAGATCGTGAGGTCAACTGACTATGGAAATTTGTCTGCAATCTGGATAAACAACCTCGCGTGGCGGCTGGCTAGTGTATTGATTCAACAACTCCAGTCCACGTTCAGCTTCTTCGATTGTGGGGCGGTAGTGATAGCCCACACGGAATTCTCGTTGTTCAATCCAAGGTCGGATGGTCAAATCTCTACCATCATATCGCATGCGCAATAATGCTTGGTATGCTTGTTCATCATCCAACAATATAGCACCACCACGCCCAATGCTCAAAGGTTTGTCATGTCCAAAACTCAAGCACTGCATCATTCCCGACCGGTACATGTTCTTTTCCAAACGTCTAGCACTGTCCCAGATGCGTGTAAATTCAAATTTGTACTCTCCGATCCACTGTTGTCTATGCGGCAGTGAATCTGGATAGTAATTGTAACGGATACCCAACTTGTGCATGGTCATTGGTATACTAAGATAGGTATAAGGAGTAAAACTACATTCCTTGACCTGATCGTAGCGCAAACACAGCTCAATAGCGTGTGTGCAACAATCGGTCATGATGGCACGTGGTGCGCCAGTAAACTCAGCCAATGCAGTTTCGAATGCTAGTATCTTATCGAACATACCATGCCCAGGCATGCTGTATCATGTCGTCCAAGGTGTAGTGTCGCCACTCTCCCGCAACCATGCCAAACTTGGCAGCACTGGCTGTGAGCATGTCGGGATCGCCTGGTCTGGCTTCCCCCAGCACCACTTTTACTTTTTTGCCAGTAATGCGTTCAGCAGCGGCAATGATTTCTTGATTGCTGGTTCCGTTGTTGGATCCCAAGTTGTACACACCTGCGGGAACATCATGATAAATTGCTAGGCTGTGTGCTCGGGCAATGTCTTCCACATGCACATAATCGCGAACGCAAGTTTTATCAGGAGTCGGGAAGTTTACGCCATTCAAAACGAATTCACCATCATCTCTTGTGGCTTCCAGCACTCTAGCAATAATGTGCGTTCCTTTTGGTGCCGGTCCATGTCGTCCTTGGGGGTCGGCACCACAGGCATTGAAATAACGAAACGCTACGTAGTTTAATTGATATGCACGATGATATGATTCCAACATCATTTCCGTTATAAACTTGCTTTCACCATAAGGACTGATGGGCTCTTTTGGGTCAACTTCTTGGCAGGGAGTCATAATAGGTGTACCATAAGTGGCTGCACTGCTACTAAAGATGAACTTGATTCTGGGCATGGCCTTGCGCACTATTTCCAATAGTTGGAATGTTTTGATTACGTTATTATCGTAATATTCAGCAGGATCCATTATGCTGGGCCCGACCAAGCTGGTGCCTGCGCAATGAACAATAGCATCAGGATGTTCTTGTACAATAGTGCTGAGTGCATGTGTGCTGGCAAAATCTTCTTGTATAAATCTATCGCATACACCTTTGAGATGTGGGGGCAAGGGACGACGATCAATGCCGACCACACGTTTGCCTGCGTCTTTCAACAGCAGTGCAGTTTGGCCGCCAATGTAACCTGACACTCCTGTGACAACTACTGTGCTCATTCAACTTCCTTAAACAAAGGCATACTTTCACTCAGCATTCTAACAAACTCTAGGTTAGTTGGAAATGTGTCCAATGTATCTTTGTGATTTGTGATATTAATTTTCATGTTTTCTAACGGGCCCGACCCTGATTCTAAGCCATAGAAAAACATAGTAGTAGCACCATGCTCTATTTGATTTTTAAAATGTTCGTTAATCATTGTTCAATCTTTCTTACATGATACTTGGCTTCAGCAGTGTGGTCACGATATCGTGCGCCTGCTCTATTCCATTGCTCACCCCCACCAGTAACAATATCAACAATGCGATCCACAGTGGCATTGTTCCAATCGCTAATAAGTCCCATGTTGTGATGTGTGTCTCGCAACAAGTTTTGCATTTTATGGTAAGCATCGTCTATGCTCCAAGGTATGTAGAGACGATTGGGGTCATTGGCAAAAGTTTCAGGGAAACTGCGATAAGCAGGATACAGAACATTACAGCCCAATGTATCGGCTTCACTGACTGTATTGCTGACCCAATCTTGTAGCGCACAATTAAACAGAACACGAGTATTGTTAAGATGCGCATAGTATTCGTTCTTGCTGATGTTGTCGTAGATTTTGAGTTTGCCGGCTGCTTCCATCTCTCTAGCACGGGTCACATACTCTGCGTTGTTGCTACGCAATGGACCACCAGAATAGATGCAAAACTCCACACCCACTGGACCTTGATCATGGAACATATCAATCAAGTCCATGAAGAAGCCTGGTTGTTTCTCTTGGTCAAATCTTGCGGCAAAGCCCACACAACGAGGACGATCTTCAAATGGCCGGATGTTATCAACGCCGCCAATGCGTTCCAGCACTTCCGCCTTGCCAAACGCCAATCCTGAGATGTTGTAGATTGGAGCAGTCCAACCGGCAATGCGCATGTGTGCAACCATTTCTTCGTTTGTGGCCAGCACGCCTGTGACAAAGTGATTGACCATCTTCTCATATGTGCTCATCCAACCAGCCATGCCCCACACATGCACAAAGTCATCGGGGTCAATGGCCTGTGCTAGACAGCGCACATAAATGCGGGGACGCTGTTCTGCAGGAATCTGGTCCATGATATATGGCAGACTCTCAATGCCAGGTTGGAACATGTCTTCAAAATAGATCACATCTTCCGCAGTGACTTCTCCATTCTTCATCAGTTGAACCAAGTTCATCATTTGACTCATGGAGAAATAACTGCGTCCGTGTGCATCCAGTACTTGCCCAACTGAAATGCTCTGTGTGTTGTCAATAGTGGTGCCGGGCACGTAGACCACATCAAGTCCACGGCGTTCAAACACACGCCGATTCCACTCAGTTAGTTGTAGAGTGTATCTTGCTTCATACGACTCCAGCCCCATGTAGTACAGTTTTCTCATGTGCGGTATCCTGCAAAGCGACGAGTGTCCTCATCCCACATGTTCTTGGCATACTTGCCAGCATGCCACTTGCTGAACTGCTGCCAGGCATAGGTTTTGAAGTTGTATAGATCCGCTTCGTTGTAGCGGTATCCATAGTCCTGACAGAACTCTTGGAATACTTCCAAGTCTTCAAAGATCTCTGTGACTTTGGGGTTGGGTTTAAATGTAGGTCTTGCCATGGTGTTCTCCTTAGATGACAATGTTGTTGAGAGGTCTAGTGATTTCGTATTTGATCAGTGCGCCATTTTCGCCGTCCTCGGAGACTTCGATCCACACTGCTCGGTTGGGATAGCGTGACGCTATTTGTATATATAGGTCGTCTGCCATCATCTCGCAACTTTTGTGGTCAAGACTTAGAACGGCACCTTGACCATGATACAGCGACTCGCACCAGCGTTTGAATTGGATGAATTCAAGGTCCCGGTCATTGTGGAACACATCAATCCACACCCGGAAATGAAACATGTGACGATGAGGATAACCAAGAAATTGTACATCAGCTAAGTTGGGGTCTGTCAAGGCAGCAGGGTATTTATGGATACCTTCTTTTTGCCAAGTGATCCAAATTTGTCGCTGTGCTTTTTCCATCACACGGCCTGTTACTTCACGTTGTTCTTGATTCATAATGATTTCAATCCTTCAAATGTAACAATCTTGCCCAAGGATGCACCAAGGTCCTCATCAGGGGTCACAATGTGCAGTTCGCAGTAGTGTTGGTCCTTGCGTTCATCATATCGATTGATTTCTACCAACACACCACCGTTGGCACGATACACAACAAAGTTCATTCTGTGCCGGCTACTGCCAATGCTGGGTCGATCTTCACTTATAGAAATGCCAGTTTGTAATTTATCTATTGATGATATTGTTTCATTGCGATTTCTAATGTGCTTGGCACGCCGTAATATCCAGTTGTCTAACCATTTCATAGTGGTTGATCTTCCTTGTAGTCATCCCAACTAGTAAAAGTCTCACGGCTCATTAGGCTGTGTAGACTATGGCACCAGACGCCGGGATTGGTAGCGTCAAAGTCCTTGTCATCTATTTTTAACATTGTATTATAATTCCACAGTTTTGTATACGGTACACTTACTCGAATCTGTGGGATAAAGTTACGATAGTCACATAAGGAGCCATCATTAAATTCTTCCACAGCCGAAATGGGAATGTCTAGTGTACACAAATAGCCCAGGGCCAAAAAGTGTGAGACCATGCGTTCCCACTGTGCCCATTCTTCAGCCCTCTGCGGATCAAAACTGTGATTGGCCCCAAAGAATATGTGCTCACAACCTTGTATATTGGCTGCAATATCAGCAATGGGTTGTAGTCCTACCACAAACAGTGTTCGCCGACCAAATGCTGGTGTGCGTTCTACTTCGGTTCCTGTAAAGAAATTGACGTCGTCATGTCCTGCTCTATTCATAATTGCACTTTCTCTAGATTATTGTGTATTTTACTATAAACATGCTTGGCAATCAACCTGTGTCCTTCTGGACTGGGATGATCTGGATGCAACCCATCTGGACCATCAATATATTGTTCGGTTATAAATGTTGTCCAGGGAGTAAAATCCAAGTGCCATTGTTGAAATTGATTTCTAAAAAATTTAAATGATTCAGTGTAGTAGTTGATGCAATAATCAGTTTTGTCAGCAACTTTGCTTTTGACCCAATTGTCAATTTCAGTGTCTGTACCTAGACACCACTGGTTCATTTTCAAAATATCTTTTTGCCACGCATTAAAAAATATCACCGGGCAACCAATAATTATATCACAAAATACTTTTATTTGATGAATGATATTGTAGTACTGATAAGAATACTCTAACACATCAAAAGAGTTGGCTATCCACCATTTTTTTATAGATTCATCCACAACACCAGATCGATCATTTATTATAGTTCCTGATGATATATTCCAAATACTATTCAATGGTGCTGGCAAATGCCATCGACTAAGATCACTAAGCGCAATGATCACCAATGCTGGGGCAACGCCGCGATAGTGTAATCTTTGTAGATTATCTAGCATTCGACTGTTGCTACTGCAACCAGCACTCTCATTCAATACTTCTGTGCCAGTCAATTTAGACAACACATTGGGCCACGAATAGTCTATTGGTTGATCCTTGTGCCATTGATTCTGTGACCAAGAGTCACCATTTACATATATCATTTAATCAAACAGTACGTTGAACTGTGTACGTGCGTTTTTGGCCTTTTTGCCTTTGTGACCACGTGTGCCCACAATCTCCATCCAATAGCGATCATAATGTTCAATAATGGCTTCTGACTCTGCACGGGTAGGGGCAGCAAATATAGCCTCTACAATGTCTGCAAACTTGGCATGGTCACCGTTTTCATACCACATCATGTAAGGCCATGTACCAGCATCAAAGTCACGATTAGCACGTTGCACTGCTTCAATGTGCGTCCAAACATTGTGACCCATCAACAGTGCATAACTGAAACTGTCCCATGATGTTTTGCCTTCCTTACCATTTTTATTTAGATCGCCGGGTTTGTAGATGCAAATATCTTTCAATGTCAACATTTGGCTTATGGGAGATTCATCAAAACAAGGCACCCAACCTTCTGACACAGCAGCCTGTCCATAAGGTCGTGTGTCTGTGCTGTACTTTTTGTCGTCCACAATGGGACTCATTCTGTAACTCCACTTTTGATTGTGTGTGGTGTCAATTTGATAGTACACCTGACCATTGGCTGTGGCGAGGAATGGGCTGGCACAATCAAAGGAGATAGTAAATTCGGGGTTAACGTATTTTCTAACTGCTCTTTGAATCACGGTGAGTAGCACAGCCCATTCCAACTTTGATGTGCCCAAGAAGTGCATCCAGTCATGCACACCTGGTTGCAACAATCCATCATATTTGAGTGCGATCAATCGTTTGAGAATCAAATGCACATCACACATGTTCTGACCACCCATGGCCCAACCATCAAAGTGTGTGTCTGGGTATTTTTGTGGATCACAATACTCTTTCATGAGTTGGTACCATGACTCTGCTGATGTGTGATTGTCACCTTGCAACACATTCAAGAATCGAGCACCACCATTGGCTTTGCCCCGGCGATGCTTCATGAAGTATTCGTTGTTGAATTTGGTGGCAGCAACTGCTTCTTCCAAGGTCTTGATACCACAAGCATTGCCGGCGTTTTTGTCATGTATGACCCATGTGGGAATGTCAAGAATCATGCCATAGTCAGCAAGATTATCCAACCATTTCAGCACAGAACTACGTTTCTTTTCAGCTTTGGGACAACCCGAGTTGGCTTTCCAATCACCTTCCCACAAGCCCTTGGCAATCTGAAATCCCCCTGAGTCACCCAACAAAAATGTGCCAGGTTCACGACTGCGAACCATGTCCTCAGACCAGTCTTGTTTGGTCAAGTCCAAGTTAGCATGTCCTGCTGAATACAAACTCCACCGGTATGGAAACAATGCTTTTTGACTGTCAAGCCAATTCAGTTGTTCCATGTCAGTGAGACCTGCGGGAAAACGTGCAGGATCCACATACTGTTCGTTGCGTTGTCTGCCCACAAACGTGGCATAGAAACCTGATATAGCCGGCAAGAACACGGCGTAATCAAGTTGTTTAGCGGTCAAATTATCTTGGGTCATTTAAATTTGTTAAAATAAGGACTTATATTCAAATTTGTATTTTGATTATAAGTGTTACGAATAATTGTTAAAAATTCCAAATGCTCGGGATGAGTTGGGTTGGCAATGTCATGATCAAGATACGTCCCGTTAGCAATGGTATATGCGTCTGGATTTTTTACAGGTTGAGAATTCCAAGTTCCCCAATCAAAGAGTGGTTGTAAACTTCCAATAAAATTCAACCGACGGCATAACTCATCAAACGCAGCAATATCTTTAAAATTTGTTTTTTGCACAATAAACATTAGTTTAACTTGGGTTGAACCTCGATTTTCTGACATCCATTCAAGATTTTCTAACAATATCTTCCACTTGCCCGGTCTTCTCACTTGTTCGTAAACATTAGCAGACCCAGCATCAACACTTATTGCAATAGACTTCATGTGTGATCGTATTGGTGAATTTGGGATTATTTTTTTTATCAAAAGTCCGTTGGTACTAATGCTAAATGATTGTCTAGGTGTGGGATGATAGTTTAGTAAAAGATGTCTAGTAATATGGCTAGCCAGTGCATCCCCACTGACACCAAGTGCTATTTCTACTGGGTGTTCAAATTCTTCTAATAACCGCATGATATGATTCATGTTTGTTATTTTATTTTCAAATTCTGGTCCAGAATCTAGCATGTGCAATTCTCTTCGGCAACTAGGGCATGCAAGATTGCAACTGTCATCGATACCAATGGCAATATTATATTTTACTTGTTGGTTACTTTGGTGTACAATCCCGCAATGTGTTACTGCACACCATGTAAATTTATTTTCCGTAACATCACTTTGAATCATTTTAGCGATAGGAGAATTCCAAATATCAGATAACTTATTAAAGTCTGAAATTTTACCTACCGGGATTGGTAACCACGCAGAGCAACTGCACACAAAACAATCTAAGTTGTTATCAATGCTTAGATGAGTAAACGGAACTTTACAAGTATTTGTGATTGGATGCTCATAAGTACGGCCACGTTGGATTGACTTTAAAGTAAATTTTAATCCAGGAGTTAATATTACTTTCTGAAAATCAATCATTTTGTTTAGCGGTTAAATTATCTTGTGTCATTAAATTATTTTCTATAGGCATAACGATATTTTTCTGGACTAAGTTGGTAACCCGCCTCAACTAACAAAGGAATAGCAGTAGCGCATTTCCCATATATTTTACCTCGATTGTCAAGTGAGTCATCCTAGAATATTTTTAGTGTTATCGCTTATGTCAATGGAATAAAAAGGCAAATTGCGTTTTTTTGCCCAACGGTGTAGATACTCAGTGCTGCCGTCGATTGTCCCGCTTCCAATCTCAACCACAATATCCGTTTCTGGATTGCAATTGAGATTTAGAAATCTTTCTTCTAACAAATAGTAAGGACTACCCATTGACAAGTTGTATCACTTGCTTTGCGCTGGTAAGATATAGTTGTAAACAGCTACACCACTATCCACTGTGATCTTGGCAGCACCGTCATCTGAGATGCGAATTGTTTTGTCCCCAGTCAATGCCATGATGTTGATAAACTGGGTAACTGGCCACGACCAAGAACGTTTGAGTTGACCATTTACGCCTGAGTGAAACACAAAGTTGCCAGCGTGTGTTGAATGGTCACCAAAGAAAAACTTCAAGTCGCCGTTTTCAGTACGTGCTTGGAAGTTAGGTTCTTCTGCATTAGCCTGTGCTTGCATACGTAATTTTTGGATAGCAGCCACAGTGGGTTCAAATTCAATGTGCCATGCGACACCTTTAAACTTGGGTGTTTTGAGTTTGTCGTTGACAATTTCACTGGCCATAAAACGATAGTTGTTGCGGAAGTCGCCGGTGGCGTTTTCAAAGTCAACACCATCTGGTGCACCAGTGGCTTTTTTGGTCAAACTAAGTTTGGCATTTTCCTTGTACTCTGGCAAGTTCAACAAAATTTTCAATTTGTTCAAGTTGGGCATGCCAAATGTACCCATGAAATCTGGATGTGGGTTTTTGAATTCACCTTCCAACACCACACTCAAGTCTTCTGCCACTCCTACAATGGCTGTGCTTTTGTCGTCGCCGGTGATTTTGATCAAGTCAATGCAGCCAAGATCATGTGTGTGTTCTACCAAGTCTTTAAGATAATCTCTCATTATAAAATGCTCCTATGGTTATATTATGTACGAAATATTTAGATTGTGCAATCATTTTGGCATAATTTTTGCCAGTGTTTGTCCGCCTCTCAAACTTTGTATGCTGCCGGGTTTTTTGAATTCTAACCAGGCCAAATCAGCAGCGCCAATGTATTGTGTAATTAATTCAAGATCTGAATTCTCAGCGTGTCGAATAATTTCTTTACCAGGTGTATAGCACATAAAATTTTTTTCAACTAAACCAACACCATGATCTCGATCACATTCATTATAGGTCATAATAAAGCTGCCACCGGGTCGAAGTTTATTGGTCAACTCTTTAAAATATCTTGCAATTACTTCAATTGGTTTGTAGTTGAAATAATTATAAGCAAAAATCAAACCAAATTGATTGTTTGGCAGTTGCGCTAAAATTTCTCCTGGTTGGTAATCATTGACAGTGTAAATTCTCAATCTGCGTTGATACTCGTCAGTAAATTTAGAAATTGCCGGTTGCAACAGGTCTTGATTGTGATCGACAATATACATTGGGTCAAGAGGTACCAAGTATTCAACAAAAGTTTCTAGTCCTGGTCTAAACACCAGCCCTGGCAATCGCCAATCAGTTAATTGCAATAATCTACCTTGCAGACATAGTTTGCTGTCATCATCGGTGTGTAAACGTCGATTAAGAATGTATTCAGAGGTTTCAAAAATCATTTCTTGTTCGTACAATTGCATGCTTTTTTGATAATACTCAGGAGACAGTGCATCTATTGCCATTTGACATTTTTCTTTGGCAAAGAAAATGCGATCTTGAAACCTAGTGTATGCTGTTCTTACCGCAGCGGCACTGTCTAACAAATCTTTTTCAACATCATGCAGCCTTACAGTGTGAGTTTGAATATAGTACATAAACTCTCCAATAACATGATGCGCCGGATCAAAGTCTGGACAAACTGCTGGATCATCCAATAAATTTCGTAAATGTACAATATTGCTTAATTTTGTCATTCGAATGAGAACAGTGCAGTAAATGTGTTTTCTGTGTTGGTGGCTGCGGCCAAGTCCCAGTTCAACACACCCAACAGGTTATCAACTTTTTTGTCCACCACAGTGGCTTCCATGGCGTCATTGTCAAACGGCAATTCAGTAAACCAAGTGGGCAAGCGTTGTTCATCTGTGGGATAGCCAATTGATGTCCAACCCAGGGCATTGGGCTTGAGTTTGCACACAATGGTCTTCATGCCGTCAACGATTTGCATGCTGTAGTTGTCTGAGTTCATTCTTCGCAAGTTGTTCCAGTTTAGTGCCGCACGTACATGCCCGGGCATGTTGGCTTTGCCCTGCCGGGCTTCTTCGGCAGCGTAGTTGGTCAAGTTGTTGACACGTTTGGGGCTTCCTTTTTCCCAACCTGGACGGTCCATGAATTGGTATTTGAATGCACGAATGTGTTCTACGAGTTCGTCCTTTTCTGCACCAGCCAGTAGCTTATTTAGAATTTCCAGCAAAAAGTCTTGAATAACTTTGGGGGTATCACTGCGCTTTAGATCCAAGCCAGTGGCCTTGGTTTTACCAATCCGGCCGTTGACATCTAGTCTGACATTCTCAATGTCAATGGCGTTAACAGCATAGCGTTTCTTGGTGATGAACAATCCACGGTCTGCCACAGTTTCACGACCGGCTCGGATCAACTCGCCCATGTCTCTGGGGCAGTGAAATGCACGTTCCATGAATCCTGGGAATGAATCGTTGACTTGGTCCGCCAAGGAATCGTATAACTGGATACAAATCTCTTTGCTCCACTCCATGCGACCTTCTTCTACTTCTTTCTTCAGCACAGGCCATGCTGAGAAGTAACATGAGTCTGTGTCACCATAGATAACCGCCTCGCCCACGTGATCATATTCACCAGTGATACATTCATTCAAGTACGCATCCATGTGCTTGGCAATGCTACGTCCTGTTAGTGTGGTTGATTGTCCAATGCGCTTGTCAAAGAATCTACAGCCGGGATTCAAAATAGCACCGTACAAACTATTCAAGTTAATCTTCTTGACCAGTTGTCGCTTGTCCCAGAACGCAACTTCTTTGGGATCAGTTGCGGTCTTTTTCTTGGCCTGCATGTCTTTGCGTTCAGCATACCAACGTTCCAACAAGCCAGGAATGATACCTTTCTTTTCATAACTCAATATGGTACCATTGGCAGTCAAAATCCAAGGTTGATTTGAGTCAAAGATTAGACTCCAAACTTCAGCGGCGCTGTGTGTAGTCTCCTCACCGCTTTCCCAGTCAATAGTGATCTCTGTGCCAATCTCATTGTTCATCACAGAAGTATACTCCAGTGCGGCAAACAAACCTTCCCAGGCCTCAGCAAACTTGCCCCCGTTCTTGGCCATTTGTTCGCGAATGTACTGATTGGTCTGAGTTTGACGCAGTTGCCCCACAATGGTCTCTGGTCCCATATTCATGGCACGAATTGCACTAGGATACAGTGAGTTGATGTCAACTGACCCTACCCACTCATGCAAGCCCTTGCGTGGATATGCCACATACGCACCAGCGGCTTGATTGTCAGCTGAGTCCGTGCGTTGTTTGCGATTGGGCACAACCATGCCACGTTCGTGTGCTTCATTGATAATGGCCTGTTCAGTTACGGCCACAGCACCCATGGTGGTCTGCAATAACACTGTGTTGGCATGTGCCAGCTCACTGGCCAGTTCCAAGAAGCGTAATTTTTTGTCCAGCTTGTCCAACAGTGCAGTATCCTGCCTGTTGTATCGAATAAACGTGGTGAAGTGTTGGTTGTACAGTTGATCTAGTGTGCCTTCAAACTGTGTCTTGCGTTCGCCCAGTTCGTATTCAGCAATGGCATCCAAGCTGTATGAATGGCGTTCTTCATAAGTGTACTTGCGATACAGTTGCATATAGTCCATATGCACACGACCCACCAGGTCATAGGTTTCATTCTCAGCACCAAAACGTTCAAACACACGTTTCTTGGGAAACTGTCCCCACAAACAGAACTTGCGTGTGTCGTCTTTGGTCAACACCCTTGTGATGCGGTTGATGGTGTAGGGTATGTCATAGCCTTCACTGTTCCAACCTGACAGCACATCGGCATCGTCAATTAGATCCAAGAACATCTTCAGCATGTCTGCTTCGTTGTCAAACAATATGGTGTTTTCAAACTCTGCAACCATTTCCTGTGCAGTGGCCATGCTCAAATGTTTAGGCGGCACAGCCAATGTGACCATTTGATCCAACCAGTTCAGGTACACTGATATGGCGGTGATAGCGTTGAATGGATCTTCCACAGGCGAGAAGCCACGAACCTTGTCAAAGTCTACTTCAATGTCAAAAAAGGCTGTGTGAATGTCAGGTGCATCTTGATCTTTGTAGTTCTCTTCCAAACAACGAAAGATGGGGTTGATGTCCGACTCATACAGTTGCTTGCCCGAGTGCATGCGAACTTCTTTGCGAAACTCTTTGTTGTTGCGTGTGCTAAACCTTGACACAGGTGTGCCGTAGATGCTCTGAAATTTGCCACGCGGATCATCATAGTAAAAGATGTAGTTGGCAGGGTATTCTTGATAGCGTCTAACACCGTCTCGGCGTTCTACAACATGAATGCGATCGTGTTCACGATCAAATAGTGCGTCAATATAACTCATTGGTCTCCGTTTGTGGCCGGTATAGCCTTGCTACATGTTCGTAACGTGAACGACTCGTTGCTGTTGAAAGCAATATTTATAGCGTTTTGCCCACTGTTTCAAGAATTGTTTCCAACAGCTCTTGATCTTGTTTGGTTTTGCCAAACTCAGCTTTGTGTGCTACACGGATGGCTTTCTTCAGCACAGCCGGTTTGATTTCCAATTCTTCTGCGATGGCCTTGATGGTGTCAGTCAAGCCACCTTGCAAGGTATCAATTTCGTGCATCACGGCCATGCCCTCATTGATGATTTGGGTAAGTTTGAGTTTTTGCTCGCCGTTGAATGATTTAGTATCCATAACCGTTCCTTTAAAAATTACATTGTATATAAAGCTTAAAGAAAAGTCTACTAAATTGGCATAAAAATCCCCTGTTTAAGTAAAAAGGTAGCGAATCTTTTTACTTCGGTCGGGGATACCGACACGGTCCTAAGGCCAGTGTTAGTGCAATTTTTTCAACAAACTTGCGCTTGGATCCCAGTTCTTGCTCCAAGTCAATGATTCTGCCAATGCTGAAACATTGAGCTCGGGCATGGTTGATGCCGGGGTAGCAACTGGTTTGGTAGGAATTTGATATGGTGTTGTTGGCGCAGCAGTGGCCTTCCCACCAGCAGGAACAAATGATGTTTTTGTAGCTGGTGTTTTGGCGGTGGCTGCTTTTTTAACTTTTGGTTGTGCAATTTCAATTTGTTTGATAAATGCCAATGCTTGTTTTGCTTGTTCTGGTGTAAATCCTGCAATTGCTATTTGCAAATCATCCACACTCATTGCACCGCTGCCAACATATTTTTGTCCAGCTTGTTTTCCTTTGGCATAGGCCTGTTTCATACCACCCCAGGTACCTGCAACTGCACCAGCACCTGTGGCCAAAGCGCCTGGTGTAGCGGCAGCAATTTGTCCGGCTTTTTTAAGGCCAGTTCCAACTGCACCTGCTGCCTTTTTAACATAAGGAGTTGCGGCCTTGGCAAAAGATCCAATAGCACGTGAAGGAGAAAATGCTTCGTTGGTGGCTTCTTTTGCTTTGAGTTGTAACATGCGCTTAACAATGTCTCGTTTGGCTTTGTCCAAGGCTTGCAGAGTTTGGAAAAAATCTTGTGAAACTGGCTGAGCAGCACTTGCGGCCGGTTGTACAGGAGGTTGTACGGCAGATTGATCAGTGCCAATTGCAGCAATGTAATCTCTTTGCTGTGGTGTGAGAGTATCACCAGCGGGTTCCTGTGGTTGTGTTTGTATTTGTTGCAATTCGCTTTGTAGTTGACGCATTTGTGTACGATATTGCGTGTCAAGATTTTTAATATCTTGCTGAACAACTGCAATAGTTCGATCAGCTGAACCAGTTGTTTGCATGGATCCTACCACTGCAGGCTCGTCATCACCAAAGTCACTGGGTACATAGGCACGACCTGTGGCAGGATTGATCATCCCAGTTGCAGTTGGAATTTGTTTCCCGCCATAGGCTGCGCCTGGAACATCAGATCTAGGATTTGAACCATCGTCTGCGGCACCGCCGATACCTTGCACTGCGCCACGATAACCTTTTTTAACAGCACGTCCAATGCCTTGTGGCACGCCGGCTACTGCGCCAGCAGCCTTGCTCACACCACCAATCACATTGCCAATGCTTTGACCAATTTGGTCTAAACTAATTTCGTCTAATTGTTGTGATTCAGTCAGGCCTTGAATTATGCGTTGTATTTGTCGCAGTCGTTGATAGTTCTGTTCAGCATCACGAGCAGCATAGTAGGCTTCACCATCGGCCATTTCGTAGTCGGGATCTCGGTTGAGTTCGGCTCTGCGCACCAGCTCATCAATGTTGGGATACTTGGCAGTCAAGTCACGTTGTTGCTTTTCCAAGTCCGCAGGAGGCGCAGGCGGAGGTGTGTACTGCTTGCCCCAATTTTTTGGCTTTTGCACTTCTTGCCCGTCTTTGCTGATGTAAGCGTTAGGAAACTTTTTCTGTGCCATGGCTGCCATGTCATCGGCCATATTTTCGTCTATGTTTTTCATGTTATCAACGGGTCTAATTTTATATCCTGGGCCAAATTGCTTTTCTAATTTTAAAAGCCACCGACGAGCTTTTTCTAAATTTTGTTTTATTGCTTTTACCTTGCCATCGGGGTCAAGTATAACATAATTATTTTCATACGAGTGTCTTGAATCGCCTTCCGCCACCGCAGTTTTTTTGTTGTTGAATAAATCGTTGATGATCATGATTATCGTTCTTCTATGTAATCTTGACTTGGGTCTTGCTCAGGCCGTTGTTGTTGCTTTTTACGGGCTTGATACAGTTTAACTGCCATACCAGCATCATCCAAGTTCTTAAAGCGACTGGGCAAGGTCTTGTCGCCACGACGCAGTTCATAACCTGTGTCGTCATCGCCCCAGCATTCCAGTGCCACACCATCAGCCATTTCAAATGTGGCTTGTGGTGCTTGCGGAGCCTGTGGTGCATTTAGTTTGTCTGTGATGCCTGCTTCAATGTAGTGTGCTGTTTCGGTGTCTAGCGGATCGCTAGGACCTTGCATGGCAGCAGGATCAGTGTCTATTTCTTCGTTTAAATCTAAATCACTGTGAGCAAACGCTACAGTATCACGGCCATCTTCGTCCCCTATACGATACACGTACACACCTGCATCGTCATCACCAGATTCATCTGGACCAATTTCCCAGCCCATTGCAGCCAGAGTGTTCTGTGCCTTGACCATTTGTTGTTCTGTACCATTCCACCATTGTGCGGCTAATTGACGAAGAATTTCTTCTTCATCAGGTTCACGGTCGTCTCCGCCAGGAGGTGCAAACTCTTCAATCTCTTCTTCAGCCTGGCCTTTTTTCACAGCATCAACTGCTTTGTCTTTCAAATCGCGACTGATGCTGACTTTCTTTTCCAGTCGATCCAAGTATTGTGTTAGATCTTTCTTGACCTTGCTGAGCATGTCTTCTTCAATTTCTGCCATGGCTTCTTCCAGTGCAGTTTTAGTAGGTTCTACTGAATCACCAACCATGTATCCTGCCATGGGATGTTTAGGATCAGTTTTTGAGCCTAATGCTTTTATGCCATGTGGCTTGAACAGTGCAGGCAATTGTGGTACGTTTTTTTGTTGTCGGTTGAGACCCGACTTGATGCCCACAGGGGTTAGTTGGCTTTCAACTGCCGTCAGGCGTTGTAGTATGTCACGGATGTCGTTGCTCATGCTCGCTGGTCTTTCAGATAACTGCGCAGTTGCCATTGGTATTTGCCGTGTTGGCTCAACCGCTGGCTCACAAAGTCAGCAATGCCCTGTTGATTTTCTTGTTCAGCAGCAGCAAAACACTGATTCAGCAGGTCGATCATTTGTTGTGTGTTGGCCAACAACTCTTCGATCATGAGTCGAGCACGTGGGATTTTTGATTGTCCTTGTATCACACTAAGTTCACTAAAACGTTCCATGCTGCCGGGTGCGTATTCGTCAAGATATCTAATGTATTCTGCTGTTTGATCCAACGCACCATATGCGTCTTCGTAGATTTCTTGGAAAAAATTATGCAGTTCGCTGAAGTCAGGACCTTCCACATTCCAATGGAATTGGTGTGCTTTGAGATAGTAGACAAAATTACTTGCCAATAGAGTTTTCAAATTGTCCGCGAGCATGCTTGTTCCTTTTGTATTCTTTAGGTGTATTCGGCGTAGGGTCCGAACCAGTTGTATATTTACCTGAGAGCATGGAACCTCCAGATCTTGACGTCATACCCATGGGCATGGCCACAGGGGCAACTCCACCTGCACCTGTTGCGCCTGCTGACGCTGATTCTACGATTTCATGAGCTCTCATTATGAATTACTAAATTCCCTTGTTGATTAATGCCTGCTGGACCACTGTGTACTTTCCAGTTTTCCAAAGTTATTTTTGCTCCGTCTAAAGGTTCATATCTAATTTGATATTGACCAGGGAGTGCTTGAATTTGAAATTTTTCTCTAAGATATGCATCTTTCCAAATCCATGTACGTTCTATAAAAAGTTCATTATTTACATAGGCACGATATCTCGGTGGTTGGTTGTTCCACTCGCAATATACATCACATTCAACAGCAACAAATTTGGTTTGCATATTGTATTTAGCAAAATAGCAGCCTATAAATATTGCATGCTTGTTCTTGATCAAATACGCCAGGTGCATGTGGAACTCACCACCCGATGCAATGCTCGTTGTCCCATGTGTATGCGCAACTATCGTGGATTGGATTACAATTCTGGCTACCCTGATGTGGAACTAAGCCTAGAAAATTTTCAACACATTGTTGGTCCTATAATTGCACAATTAACACATGTCAATTTCAACGGCAATTTGGGAGACTTTGCAAGTGCTCGTGACGCTGTGGAAATAGTTGAGTACCTTGTTGCGCACAGTATCAAAGTAAACATCAACACCAACGGCAGTTTACGCAATCAAGATTGGTGGCGTAGACTAGCACTGCCAGACGTGACGGTGGGATTCGCGCTGGATGGATTGGCAGACACCCACGCACTGTACCGTCAAGACACGGATTGGCACCGAGTTGTTGCCAATGCACAGGCGTTTATCGGTGCAGGAGGACAAGCCAAGTGGCGCTTTGTTCCGTTTGATCACAACCGACATCAAGAACAACAATGTAGACAGCTGGCGCAAGACATGGGATTTGTGGCGTTTGAAAACATTTACGATGGCCGAGACTCTGGTCCAGTGTTCACTAGAACAGGGGAATACAGTCACAGGATTGGCATGGATCCCAGCGGACATGTACCACACATCAAAGATCTGTTGCAAAGTCATATCACATGGTTCGATCCACGCACTGTGCAGAGCCACAAGGACACACCTGACTTGAAACTGCGCTGCCAACACAAACTCAAAAGAGAAATATACATAGCCGCAGATGGCTCAGTGTATCCCTGTTGCTACCTGGGGTTTTATCCTGCGACCATGACCCACGCTGGCAACAGTCAAACAAAAGAATTAGTGGAAGAAAACAACGCACTTAAATATGATTTGGCACATTGCCTGGCGTGGTTTGACCGTGTGGAACAGACCTGGGCTCGAGACAGCATAGCTGACGGCAGACTGTATCAATGTGTCAACAGTTGCTCAATCACTTAAAATATAAAGTTATTAACAATATGTTGATAAAAATTTTCTGCAATTATTTCTTGTCCTTGAGGACTTGAGTGATAGCCGGGATCTTCTCCTGAGAACGGATTGTTGCCGCATATGGCCTGTGGTGACTTTAATGGGTCCAAATTGATATAATGGTCTGGTACGATGGCGGGAAACGCCGCACGCCATTGATCACAATTGTCAGGATCAAATGGCCACAACAGGCCCGGGCACACAATAAATTGGATACCATCCAAGTAAGTCATAACAATGCCTTCTCGCATGATCCACTCGTCGCACTGCTTTTTCCAAGCATTGTCGTAGATTGAGTCAATCCAATGTCGCACACCAGTTTGTGCTTGTCGGGTAATGCGTCCCTGTCTATAGGGATGATCAAAGTTTTCTGCTAATGTAAAGATAGTTTCGCAGATCATGTTTGACGGTTCTCGGCCATAGTTCACATTGCGGATGCCATCTTCCCTGCGATAACCATTGCCTAATGCTCTATTTTGCAAGTGCTGTTCCAAGGGAGGATTCTCTCCTGAACTAGGCGCTTGGTTCCAATCATAAGGTACTGAGTTAGCAGGTATTTCCATTCTGTCCCAGAATGTGGGCCCAATCACAGCAAAGTCTGGACGCTGTCTGCGTATCTCATCTATTTGAATACGAATGCCACCATTGCTACAACCTTGACGTGCCAGGTTGACCAAGTCCCATCCCAGTTTCTCAGCCAATACTTCGCTCCATGCGGTACCTGGCAATGTTTTTGACACTGCTGAAAATGAGCAGCCTGCCACCATTAGTTTCATACAGGTTCCTTGTAACTGTTTTGATGTTGTGTGTGGTGAAAATTCTTGACAATGTCTCTGTGTTGAGGCAGCTCATCCAAACTGTATGCATTCAGTGGAACATCAAGCGTGACTGTGCCTTTGCCCAGTGGAGCAAATGTGACCAAATGTGGATGCCACTGCACTGAATGATGTACCAACACATGATGTATGTGCCCGTAATCACCGTGTTCGTCGTGCGTCAACACCAGATCAAAATTCTTGGCCAATTCCCAACAGGCTCGCTCGGCACGTTCTTCTGTCCAGCGAGAGAAAGTTTTTGTTTCATTGTCGTACCAGTGATCTTCAAAGCCCAAGAACACACAATCAATACCACGGCGCTGCCAAAATGCAGCTATTTCTTGACCACGTGGGTCTGCCTCAGTATGGGTCAAATATCCAATGGTCCAGTCATGTTCAGGATGATTGTGGATATAACCGAATCCAAATATCACACAGTCATCGGGGTGTGCTACCAAACACAGTGCTTTCATAGATCCGCCGCAGCCTCTATACCACGTTGCAACAACAAGTCCCGATATTCTTGACGTTGTTGAGCAGTGAGTCGGGTCCAGGCACCACGATGCACACTCACAGTAAGTGCATTGCGATGAGCCATTTGACTTATTTTGATCAACCAGGCATCAGTTTCGTCGTGGCTGACATTGACCACATGTCCAAGATGATTTTCGGTGCTGTACAACCCTGACAAATCTCCGCACAAGAATTTTACAAATCCTGAGTACAAGATAAACTCTGTGACCCGGCCCTGTTGTTGAAACCAGACGGGAAAAGATGTTCGTGTGCGCAAGGTGACTTCAGCAATCATCATTCTCACAGTGTCGTTGTGTACAATGAATGGCACACCGCCAGGCCCCAGTTGGTCGGGCAGCTCAATGTCAAAAAGTTCTTGTACTATTTTTCTACTGGGATCAAACACAGGGTATATGGGGCATCTACCTGTGAGTATTCGATCTGTGGCATCTACCACAGTTGCAGGATCCAGTTCACGTACAAATATAGTTTTGGCATCCAAGATCATTGAGTAGGTGTTGTAACTCATGGCTGCTGCGAGCAGTTTGAGCACCTGCTGACTTACCCAGCCGTTTTCCACAAATGCGGTGGAGAATGCTGTGCGTGGAATCACCAACACATTACTAGCCAGTGGTCCCCACCAGGCAGGATCAATTTGTTCAGCAATGGTTTCTGAATCGTTCAACACCACGTAGATGTTGCGTATACCAATACGTCGGCAATTCAAGACAATACTTTGTGCTTGTGCTCGTAATACAGGAATTTCTGGTTCAAAAACAACCGTGACAATATCAATCATGCACTTATGTATTTGTGATTGATGTGTGGGGTGTTATTTTCCTGCTGCCGCCAAGCCAGCGCCTTTGTTGAAACTGGGGCTCCATGAATTGGCTTGGCGCAGGCCCTTGCGTTTGGACCAGTCATATCCGGCACGGTGTCCCGAACAATCCTTGGTGCATTCCGATCCTAGGAAACTGAGTTCGTCCAGTTGTTCTTCTGCCACACCTTGTTTTATTCGTGATAACTCATATTTGACTTCATCGCCATGATCAAAACTGTGTGGGGTGTATCCCCAGGCAGCGGCATAGCGATTGACCATGCGGTTGTACAACTTGGCACGACTTTCCGAGTTTTGTCCAGGCTCAACTTCTTTGCTGGCTGAAAATGATATGTTGGCTGGTTGTTCTTTAGTGAGAAACTTTTGAATAGCAGCCAACACAGTGGCAAATATTCGTTGAGCATCACCTTCACCTGTGACGTCAAGACTGTTGTTTCTCCAGAACGAGATGTTGACTTCGTAAGGAGTGGTATGTTCAAACATGATAGTGAGATAGGTGCCATCGGGCAGTGTGACCAATGCATCAATGTCACCGTAGTCACTCTTTTCCCACTTCATTTTGTATGGCTGGTCAAAGGCTTCCGCTACTTTGTTTGTTTTGAGTTTTTTGCCTTGTACCGCAGTGGTTCTGTCGGGATCATCTGCAGAACCGGGTCGAGCCTGAGGCATGAACCGATTTATTGATTTTTGTGTGAGTGGTCCAAGAACACCATCCACGTCTAAATTTGCGTTGAACCGGTCATTCAACATTTTCTGTATGCGGCGAATTGCTTGTTCTCTATCATTGCTCTCTGCCATGCCTGACCGTGATTCCCCACCACCATCTCCACCGCCTTCGCCAGAGTCTCCACCACCACCGTAATAGCCATATCCTGGAAAGAAATATCCACCGTGACGGCTGGATTTTTTCCGGCGGCTTTTTTTGCGTTCAGTTACAAACTCTTGTGCTCTCATGGTATTCCTGCCAAGGCCTTGAGTCTCTCAGTTAGATCTAGTTCTCGTTGATTTGCAACCGATTTTACCGCTGCTGGATCATACAAAACATCTCTCTGTGCCGGGGGTAGAGTGGCCAATTTCCGTGCAATTTGACTTGTGAGTTCTCTATAAGGCACATCCACAGCCTTTGATGTATCAAACTGTCCGGGTCTGTTGTTGTCAAATGGCAATTCTTTTTGTTTTGGTTCAAGTTCACGTGCCATGCGACTGAACGCATCATTGGGGCTGGTCAGGGCTTTGACCATGGGAGCAAATGTATTTTTTCTACTGTCCCCGGGATCTGCAATCTTGGGCATTAGATCAATGGTGCTGGCTGGTTCAGCAACCTTGGCAGGTGCTGTGGGATTGATTTGAGCGGACGATGCCTGACGGATTTTTTCACGTTGCGCTTGTTGTGGCATGGGATCAAATGCAGGACCAAGACTGTTTCTAGACTTTGGTTCGGATTTTTTATCAGCACTGGGTTGGGCAATTGGTGCAGGTGTTGTTCCAATGTTGTTTAATTGCTGTTCAAGATCTTGTATTTCACGTTCTTGAGTATCATTTTCGTCATCAAGTGATTTAAGTTGAGCATTTTGTTTCTTGGCAAGATCCTGCAGTCTTGACAAATATGAATCTTGACGAGCATTGGTTTGTTGTTGACGACTAAGGTCTTGATCAATTTCACTTGACTTTTCAATTTCTTGACGAATGTATGCTTCAATGTCGCTGCCAGCTGTGGGATATTTGCTGTAAGCGCGACGAAGTGCCACTGCTGTTCTAGGATCACGAGCTGTTTTTCTATCAAGTTCAACAGAATCTTTTTTAGCTTCAACAACAATGTCTGAGATTTTCATATTATTTTTTTGGTTGTTGAGCTGTGGGCATGTTGCGATACACACGCTTGGTAGGGTCGTATACAGTTTTCATGGGACCAAGTCCAGCTAGTCGTTTAACTCTGGCCACCATGGCATCGTACTCGCCATCGTAGTCACGTTCGTTGGGGTCGCGATAGTCAGCACCCGGTTGTTGCTCGCCTTCTGCGGTGGTCAATGGTTTGGTACCACCAAAGTTGGCAAACATTGCTGCTCGTTGTGCGTCAGTGGCACCTTGGCGGTATGCCCAGTCTTGATCACTTTGAAAAGTATAAGGGCTTTTTTGTATCAGTTGCTTGCCTGCTTTTTGCTGTGCTGCCTGCCCTTGTTGGTAAGCCGGAAGTTTTTTAAATCCTGCAAAGTCTTCAGGTTCAAGATTGTCAGTCTCGCCGGGCTTAAGCGTCATTGGTATTTGGCCTCGGCGTGTTTCCGCCACACCTTGCTGTTTAGGTTTAGCAGTGACTACTGGGTTCTTACTTGTACCAAATCTTGCCACTGCTTGCTTGATTGCTTGTTCTTTAGTGCCACTGAAAGTCATAGTGTGTGATGTGCCAC